ATGTAGTCGTTTCTAATATTGAAACCAGAAAACCTGAAATTTGTTCTCAGAAACACACACCAAATTTACCTATTTGGATTGCTCTAAGAATGTCGATGGCTATTCCTTGGGTTTTTACCCCAGTTCCTTATCGAGAACATGGTCTAGATGGAGTGTATGCAGATGGGGGGATCACAAGTAACTACCCTATTAGAATTTTTGATAAACAAACTTATCATGGTTACACCTTAGGCATGGTGATTGAACCCATGGATCAGATTGATAGGTATTCCAATGTGGATTACTACAAAAGGTGTAAAAAATTAAAAGGCCTAGTGGATTATAGTAAGCGCGTTTTAAAATCGGCTTCATCCTATCGAAAATATCGAGAGTACCATGAGTATGAAAGAACTATTTACATCGACTCTATAGGATACTCAGCTTTAGATTTTGATTTAACTTTAGAAGATAAACATAAATTAATGGATAGCGGGAAGAAGGGTGTCTATACATTCTTTTCTCGTTTCAATGGAGAAGACGATGAGTATGACACCGAGTGATTATGCCCTAGAAATACACAGCACAGCCCAACTTAAAGGCTGGTATGATACACCTAGGGAAGATGGCACATTTTTAATGCTTATGGTGAGCGAGCTTTCTGAGGCACTGGAAGAGTTTAGGAATAATAAACCTGACTTGTACCTTGTACACAAAGAAACTAAAAAAGTTTTCACCCTCGATGATATCTCAATGGAAAAAATGTTCGAATTCGCATCTACAGGAGAGTATAAACCTGAGGGGGCTTCTGTGGAAGTGGTTGACTGTATTGTTAGAGCTATGGATTATTTTGCTTATAAAGGCTGGAACCTTAATAATGTTTTAGACCTTAAGCTTAGTTATAATAATAAACGTGAGTATCGCCATGGTAACAAGGCTTTCTAAATGAGTATGTTAGTTTTAACAGTTACCGAAGGCCAGTCGATCTACATTGAGGGAGAGAAGGGCAGAATTAAGGTTAAGATTAAAGAGCTTAGATCGAAGAGTAAAAAAATTACTCTGGGTATCGAAGCTCCTGAAGAATATAGTATCCCCACGAACCAAAACGAAAAGGAAGACGAATGAGATATGACTACTTAGCATTAGAGGGACTAGATGGATGCGGGAAATCAACCCTGGCTAAAAATGTAGCTAAGAAATCTGGTTATCACTACGCCTTTGAACCTGATGGTAGCCTGGAGATAACTAAGCTCCTACGTGAGATCGCTTTGCAGGAGAAATGGAAGAATCATTTAAATCCTGAAGGGCGGGAATATTTACACCTGGCTAATAGGGCAATCTCCACTGAGCATCTTAAAACTCTCCTAGAGAGAGATGTGCAGGTGGTTAGTGACAGGTCTTTTATTTCGGGAATGGCTTACGCCTCTGTTTGTGCTGACCTTGATCCCTTTGATTGGTGGATGATGGGAAAAAGGGCCATCAAGGTTTTGCCTGAGGTAGTTGTTATGGTTACCACACCTAAGAGAAAAGTTAATGTCACTGAAGGGGATATCTACGATGAGGAGTCAGATGAGTTCTTCCAGAAGGTCAAAGTAGGATTTGATAAAGCCTTACACTTTGCAGAAAAACATTTAGATATTCCTGTGGTTGGATTTGTTAACGATTTTAATTTAACTCCAGAACGAAACGCAGATAATTTAATTTTATTAATGTCATAAGGAGGTTACCATGACAGCAGTTAAGAAACCTGTTAAGAAAACAGCGAAGAAACCAGTGAAGAAAGTAGCTAAGAAAAAAGTAGCTAAGAAGAAACCAGTTAAGAAAGTGGCTAAGAAAAAAGTCGCCAAGAAGAAGCCCGTTAAGAAAGCGGCTAAAAAGAAAGTAGCTAAGAAGACTCCAGCTAAGAAAGTAGCTAAGAAACTTCCAGCTAATAATACCGTAGCTAAGAAACTTCCAGCGAAAAAAGGTAACCCTGCTAACAAGTAGGCTTTACCTAGTAGGGTCCTAGGTCAATGAACCAAGCCTAGGGCCCAACTAAATTCTGATCGAGGGTTATAAAGTATGCGTCACGTAGAAAATCCACATTACAAGAAGTCTAAAAAGTTATCGTTTCCTTTTAGTATTAGAAGAAACGTCGAACCTTTAGAAATTAGATTTGTTAGTTCTGCTGGAAACTACGTCACAAAGAGGCTGGACTCGAACCAAGAGGTTTATTTAATCGAAGAAATTAGTCAACACTATTTAGTGGAGACAGAAAATAAGGATCGATGGTTTGTAGCTAAGGGGATGTTAGCCCCTCTGTCTTATAGTCGGAAAGATATAGGGAATGAGTTAACTAAAATTGGTTATCTAGTTTGCTCATCCTGCTTCGAAGCTAAACTCCCACAGCAGTACCATGTCAATTCTGGTATTTGTAAATTCTGTGTGAGGGGATATTGATGATTGACTCCTGCAAAGATTGTAAAAGCATCTGCTGTAAAACAGGTCCAGGACCTTTCGAAGAACTTGAGCCAGAAGACTATTTAGATAATTTTGGAACTACCGATTCTTATAATACAAAATGCTCTGCTTTAGATAAAGATGATAAATGTGAACTTTGGGGAACGTCTGATTTTCCCCTAGAGTGTAGGACTTATGTTTGTCAGAATAGAAGTTTTAGTAAAGAAGAGTTGGATACTTTAGAAAATATTGAAGAGGCAGATTGCCCAAATTGTGAGGCTGAGTATTTGGTGAATGAATATAGTGAAGAGGATGATGTGACTGTCCAAAGATGTGAAGCCTGTGGTTTTAAAACTGCATGGGCCAGCGTAGTAATCGATCAAGGAGATAAGATTGAAGAAGATGAGGGGTAAGGTGGTTTTCTTAAAACCTGGAAGTGGAATAATTTTAGGTGAGAATAATAAAAGATATATGTTTACGCAAATTAACCATCTTAGATTAAAAATTAATGAAGAGATTTATTTTATTCCTAAAGAGACCTCTCCTGATCTAGGTGAAGCGTGGAGAGTGACCAGAACTCAAGACTGATCGTCCTCCTCTTCCTCATCATCTGTATCAGGGTCCTCAAAGAAATGATCCCACCAATACTTAGATTCTTTCAAGCGATCCAAAGCATTACAGATTCTCTCATCTTCAGCATTGCAGGAGGCATACTCTATTAAAAGGTCTTCTAGCTGACCAAAAAAATAGTCACCCTTCTCAATATCATCGAGGTCTTTTCTGTGGACAAGTGTTAACTTTGTCACGGGTGCTAAATTTCCTGATCCCATAAATCCGACCGTTTGTAGAGCTTCCCGTCTATCATACACCAATCCTTGTGCGTCAAAATGGGACACTGTACCACTTCCTTAGTGCTCGTATTTATGTAGGCCTCCACAAAGCCCGTATTCCACTTTGACATCCCATCTAAGTACTCTTCGTCCCTTGCACACATTCCAGGCGTCTGAACCCATGTACAGGGCCCCCTATCAAGGAAAAAAGTGGATATCATGTCCAAGGTATGGTGGTGGCCATTAGTACCACTCATTTTGAACCCTAGATCACGGATATGTGATACCGCGTAACAGTCAAAATAAATTTCGTAGTTCTTCTTCAACTCATCATTGACATTCTTTTTAGTCCAGGCTGAGAGGTCAAGTTTAGAAACCCAGTTAATTCTATATTCATCGAGCTTAAAGATATCCTTGAATTGTAGATCGAGCCAATCTGACATCAGGACTTTCATGTAGGGACTACGATCACTGAGATGGCGTAATAAACGGAATTCGTGATTTCCCATAATTAAGTCTATCCGAGAATCTGGGCAAACTTTTCTTAGTGGCTTAAAAATTCTTTCGTGAACAAATTTAAAGCGGTCAACTAAGTCACATCTTCTAGGGTCCTGTGAGAACTTTGAGAACTCGTATAGGTCGAAAATATCACCATTCAAGCAGATGACCTCGGGCTGGAGTATGCGGCACCGATCAATTAGGATCGATAGACTAAACTCATCTATGTACCTGTCATGCATATCGCTGGCCACAACCACACAGGCTATTCCCTCTTTCTCCAAATTATACTGATCATATTTTTGGTGGTAGGGCATTACTTCGGTTTCAAAAAACTTTCTATAGTGATCGTGTGAAGCGTGTTTAGCTAGTTCTCTTTCTAATTTATGCTGGTGCCTAGTTAGCTGGAGGCCAGCTTGTCTCTTAAACTCTAGGAAAGTTCCAAAAAATTGATTCCAAGTAGAGTCAGAATATTTACCATTTAATCGATAAAAGTTTCTGGTGATCTCTTTTCCGTCATGCTCTAACTGAAGCTCTCTAAGGTCTTCGATACACTCTTCAGAAGTGGTTAGCGGATCATATATTTTTTTTCTTTCACACAATAAGGCTCTGTGGCCTACTGGGAGGGAATTAAAAAAGGCTTCGTCCCCCTCTTTTTTTAAGTGGGCAAAGCTATTAAAGGCCAAGGATATTTTATGGCGTGTACAGCCTGGAACGTCACGTAGAAAACCATCCCGCATAATCTCCTGTGCAGGGTTTTGTTTCTTTAAGTCTGTGTAGGCTTTGAGTAATTCTTTACGGATTTTTTTGGGGTTTGACTTTTCTTTTTTACCATCTACCAAGTGAGTCTCTCTTGTTTGAGTAGAGACAGTTACAGCTTAAGCTTAATCCTCCTTTAATTCTTTTAGTAAGATTGCTGCTCCTATCTGTTTGGATACTGCGTTGGGATCATATTTCCCATCTCTAATATATTTTCCAGAGGTGTAATGATTAGAATAAGACCACAGGTAGGGAGAATTAATTCCCCTCTTTCTGTATCCTGTTCCGTTATACTTTTCTAGAAAGTGTAGGATGTCTTCAATGTGGGTGAAATCTTCTGGAGCATCAACTAGGCCTAGAGCATTTACGGCTGAATCTTCCCAGCTTTTAAATGGACCTAAACCTTTGGGGACTTTAGTTGTTTTTTTGTTCCAAGCTTCACCATTATGGAGACCTCTTTCAAAATTATTTCTTGATTCTAAAGAGTGGATGATAGCCACTAAGTACCAAGGGAACCCAGCTCTATCTCCCACTTCTTTGTATCTCTTTTTATTCTTGTGACAAATTGCTACCACTGCCTCTATTCCGTAAAACCTTTTAAATTCCAGGGATAACCAGAGCTTAGTGTAGTTTTCGAATAGCTCTACTTTAGTGTAGTCTGTTCTCCTGCGATTTCTATGTAGTCTTCTAGCGACATCCTCCTGCTTCACTTCCTCGACTCTAGCTTCAACAGAGACAACCTTTTTCTTACAGAAGATATTTTTAAACCACTTTAGAATATACATTTTTTATTTCCTTAGTATGGAGGGCCGAGGGTTTTTACGCCCCCGACCCAAACAACACACCCACGGTCACCATCCATGACCTTCCCGCACAATACTAGTGCAGAAATTTAAATAGATTCACATTCAACCACGTTAATTGCGTTGGGTATTACTTCACCATTATCTGCGCCTGGAAAATTTGCATCGTTATCAAGTAAGACATCTATAGATTGATTAGGTCCAATCCTTAAATCTTTTGTATCTTTCCCAGATAAAACAATTGCTAAATTAGCTGTGTTAGCTAGGGTAGGTTTTTTAACATTGAAAAAAGCTTCTTGGCCTTCTTCTAAAGTTACGGTTCCCGCTACTGGAACTGTGACAGCAGGGGTAGCTGCATCACTAACCACTGTATTTCCTGGGTTAGCCCCGTTCCAAGTATTTATAACGGAATCAATTGTCTCTATTCCGTCGAAAGGTAAAATAATTAAGTTACCTGCGACACCAGCTACAGCAGCCGTATAGGTCACACTGTTTGAAAGCTTGAAGGCCTTATCTGCTGGCACCTGCTGAGTATTAATAGATAGCGAGCCACCAATAGTTTTAAACTTTATTGTGATCTCTGTAGCACTTTCCACACCTGGATGAGGGTCACCGCTAGGAGTTCTCAGTTTTAAATTAAATTTTTTCGGTACGCTTCTCTTAATCCGTACAGCCATTTTATTCTCCTAATTCACCTGTTATAGAGTCATCAGAGTCATCTAAGGTCCCTGTTATTTCATCTTGATCTTCAATTTCTGCTACGAGGTCTTCGGGTGATTCTAAGATACCTATGATCTCTTCCCCTGTGACCTCTTCTAGTACTGCTGTTAATATTGATTCCTCATCTTCTGTGATCCCTACGATGGTGTCATTGACTGAAGTTGTAATAAAGGCATCCCCCGTTGATGAAACTAAACCCTTCTCGATGGTTTGGATCGTGGAACTAAATCTTGATTTAAAAGACTGGCTAAATCCAGCATCTTTAAATATCTCCATCGTGGCCTTAATAATATCCACGTTAGGAAAAAGATTATCATTATTTGTGTAGAGACCCTGACCTACGTGAATTAAAGTCACTGGAGATATTCCTAAAAGAAGGTCATCTCCGTCTCTAACCGTAGCTCTGATATGTAGATCACCGCGATTTACAGGAGCTTGATAAAAAAGTCGCATCTTCTCGCCTACTAAGGGCATTACCAGTCTTCCCCTTCTTCAAGATAGCTAGGTCTTACAATTTTAGAATCTACAAACTGAAATAAGTTTATAGCGAATTTAACATCACTCACACCTAAATTTTTATAGGTGCATTTAATTCTATTCCCTAAAAAGGGTTCAGTAGGGAATAGTATAATTCTAGTTTTTTCATTAGGGAATACATTCCAGGTTTTTCCAAACTTTTTATATCTAATCCAACCGTAGGTCTCACCCGCATAGTATTCCGTTTCGAAGGTTATGTGATCCCCAGGATTAGAATCCCAAGCGTACAAATCAATACCTTCAAAGTTACAATTGAAGGGAAATACATAATAGTGTTCAGTATCACCTGGCGTTGCTGTGGCTAGAGGCATACCTTGAAGTCTAGGGTCTTGGCCGTTTTTGGCTGTAAAAGATGTATCGGTCATAAGAAAATCCGGTGTAACGTAGAAAAGAAGACCTTTCCTGAGCCTTTTTCTGTTTGACCTGTTAAGATAAGTGCCTCGGGATCGTGGTCTATGCTGTAACCTAGATATGCATCTCTGTTTAGTTGACCCTGAACCAAATTAATAATATCCACTTCACCCACAGATAAATCAAACTGACCTTCTGCGATAATGAAGCCTCCTGAAAAAGATGTGTAAGAGTCTAATTTCTCCACAACGGAATTAATATCTGACCAGACTCCACCCACAATAGTAGGTCGATAAACAATTTTCCAGTATACAAACTTGTTACCTGATTCGGTTTTCATATTGTAACCTAGCGGTAATAGAGATAGGTAGCGGGTATTCGGATCAAGCCTTATTCCTGAAATAATCTGATCTGTGCCTGAGACGCTTATGGCAGACGTTCCCGAGCTATGGGTAAGCACTAGACCCTGTGTAACATCTCCACTCTCAGAAGCGAAGGAGGCACAATTTAAACGCATAGTTGTTTCTGTACCTTGAACAGAGGTGTTCGTCATCTCGGTTCTCATAGGTAGACTACCTGTCTTAGCCCAAGGCATAGCTGTACTATTAGAGGTAATAAACTCATGAACCACAACGCTCTTACCCCCTATATGAATAACTAAGGTGATGGGGCCACTACCTAAATGAGCATAACTGATTTCAAAAAGAATTTCTTTAGTAACATCTAGGGTTAAGCCCGATGGGCCAGTTCCGTCTAATTTATCCTTAGTCCAGGCTGATTGGTCTACGGTTATATCTACTACTGAACCAGATACATCACTCCTAATAAGCATCTGAAGAGTTGATCCGTTAAGCTGAAGGCCCACACCATTGAACTGATCTCCAACCATAAAACATTTAGTACAACCAGCTCGGGCTTCTACAAAGTTGATACTCCAATGAGCGAGAGCTGAAGCACCTTTAAAATACTGCATAACTCTAAAGGTTTGTCTCTCTATTTTAGCCCCATCCTGTAGACCTGAACTAGAGATTACTGCCCATTTATCAGCATCCCAAGAAGCCGAAGCATCACCTGTAATTTTTTCGTCCCAGTATCTTCCACCCTTTCCCAAAGTGTGTGCGTGTTCCGCAAGTGTTACCCTATTAGATATACGTAAACGCCTAAGACGATCATGCATGTGGTCTCTAAAGGATACTACACTAAAATCCTTATCCTCTTTATTGGTGGGGAAAACTTTAAGCGAGTCATTCTCGTTACCGATGAGAGTATTATCAGTAGCACCTCTTAGACGAACTATTCCCCTAATAACTTTTAGAATACTTTCTAAGCTCAAGATAAAACTCCTTCACTTCTAGTAAGATCAACACCTGACCAAACGTGAGTAATTGTGAACGTTTTCAAAATAGTTGTCCCATCACTTGGAGAGTAAAATTTCCAAATTTCTGAAGTAGGATTTAAATTTCCATCGTAGGTCATGTCCACCCTTTTTCTTCTATTGGGAGTTGTTTGAGTTAAGCCTTTGTAAAATTCTATAAAGTCTAACTCACCTTCGTTGGCACCGCTTGTATGAAAGGTGGGTTTACTGGAACAGTCTCTAAAAATATCTGAGGCAGTTTCAACCCACACAGTTTCAATCATTTTCCAAATAGAACCATCAGTTCTAAAATAAAGATCACCTTCATTAGCAGAATGAACTGGGGCATTAATTCCAGAAGTGATATTGATAGCCCCGTCAAATCCGAGGCCATCATCACTTATATCAAAGGCTTTATCTCTATCAAACGTCATTTAATTATAAACCTTGCGCTCTAACTTTAGACATTAACTGGGCCCGTACTGAAATAGCTGCACTGGCTCCAACTCTTAATCTCATAGTTTGGCCTGTACCCGATCCGTTAAGATCAACAGATAGGTTGACATTGAAGCCAGAGCCTATTTTTAATTTGGCGTAAGAAGTATAATCAGCGTTACCAGCATCAGCACCCGCATGGCCATCGTGGGCACCCTCTATTATGAAAGTCTTAACTCTAGCTGGGGCTGAATCTAGGCGAGCTACAATGAGCCACTGAGCTGCTAAGAAGTCGTCTACTAATAATTCATCAAGTGTAACTTCTGTGGTCACACCATTTTGGCTGGACTTATCTTCTAACTCTGTTTCCAAAGTTTGAAGTGCTACTTTGACAGCTACGTTATCTTGAAGCGTGTCACCCGAAAAAGTACCGAGGTCAGTAGCTCCCTGAGCTGTTCCTAAAGTAGTATCCTGGGCATCGTTATTACCATCGACTTTCTGAATAGATTCCTGAACCGTATCAGCATTAGTAACATCTCCACTGGCAGCAGCATAAGAGGCCTCTAAATTTATACCATCAGCGAAGTTCCAGTTAAGGTCACCGATCTTCTCAATACCTGAACCGTTATAAAAAACAATCGCAGATTTCTCTTGAGCATCGGGGGAGTCTGGTAGGTAGTTTCTAACAATTAAAAAGTCATTATCCACTAGAGGAAATTCAGCCGCATTTAGTGTTCTATCACTGGCACCTGAGGCCGTTACTTCTGCTAGAACAGGTGTTCCACCTACTCCGAATAAAACAAAGTCACCTATAGCTAAATCAGAGTTTCCTAAATCAGGGGCATCGTCATCACCAAAGGGATTGGTATCGAAGTTAATAACAGCGGGAAAAACTGGGGCCGCGTCACCTGTGGCTACCTGAACTTTTTCACCTCTAAATGTGACTGAAGTCACATCAGAAAGCTTAGCCATTCGCTCCCATTTATCCGTACCCGTACCAGCAGTTACCTTCTGAAAGAATTCACCATTGGTCCGACAATAGACGGAGCCCTGTTCAGCAGCATCCTGTTCAGCCGCGTCTCCACCTGGGGCAGCGGAACCGAATAAAAGTTTAATACCCGAGTCTGAATTTTCGCCCTCAAGGGAGAGCCCTTTTTCAATTGCAAATAGTTCTTGAGCCATCTCAAAGTCTCCTAAGTTTCACCGAGAGTAGCGAACGCCAACTCTACCTGAATGTTAAAAATTTCGTTATTAGTTATGGACAGGTCTAAGTTACCCGCATTTTCAGATGGGGAGATGTCTATATCTAAACTCTTCCCTAATTTTCCGAATGTCTGCCATTTGATATCAGATTCTTTTATGACGGTGAGTTGTAAGCTGCGTGTTTTAATTTCTGACACATTAAAAAAAGTGAGAATATAATTAACGGAACGAAACTGAGCTATAGGAATCTGGTGGACTACTTTAGTCTGACCAGCCAATACCTCAGCATCATCTTTGAACCATACGGGCGTAAAAGCCCCTTGTCCACCGCCCATAGTCTATTCTCACCTTCTTTTAGATTAAACCTTTTGTTCGGTTTTAGGTTTAATAGCCTTTACAATATGGTGCCAGGCCACAGAAATCAGACCAGAACCACTAGCCCCCGCTAGTAACACAGCGAAGATAGAAGACACGCCTGCTTTATCAGGCATATTGTAGAGTAGTTCCGCAGTAGCACCTAAGACTAGGGGGAGTGCTGATTTCCACTTGCCTAACTTATCAAAATATTTTTTAAGAGAAGTGAACTTAGATAGACCTATCAAGGCCCAAAGAAGTAACCCTACTTTGACAGCACTGGAAGAGGCCTTTGCTGAGAGAACTTGAGTATAAGCCCATTTTATCCATTCTAACGGATCACCTGGAACCTCCCCTAAAACTGTATAAGCATAGGCACTAGAAGCAAAGAGTAACAGTGACAAAGCAGCTAAAAGTTTAATTAAATTTTTCATAAGTATTATCTCCTTTTATATAAATAGTATTATTTATTCTTACCCTTCTTAACTCTACATAAAGCCTTGATAAACTTTTTAAATTGCACAGGTGCAAAGTCAAAGAAAGTGTGGTTCATCATTGCTAGGCAGTTCACACTTTCTATATCTGACCTTATTTTTGGAAATTGTGGGTGGGTGGAAGCCATGTTTAAGCTTGGATCAAAGGCTTCGGCCGTGAATGAAAACAGTAGTAAAAATAAAAATTTTTTCATGGGTGCGTTCTCCTTATGTGTGTGGTGTTTATCTTTGTCTTGCTGTTACGTTGAATCGCCCGAAATTAGCATTAGGTGTTTGACCTACTGTATGAGGTCTTAGTACTTGTCCCGATCCAGGGAAGAAAGTGAAACATACACTGCTGTAATTCTGCCCCCCTGCCCCTGATGCGTGAGTCATTGCGATAATTTCATCTGAGTCCTGGCTGTTAGCTATTGTACTAATATTAGTGGTTAGCCTGGAACTATTAACGGTGAATCCAAATTCACCCGACTGTCCGAAACTAAAGCAGGTAGTCACTTCTAAGTTGGCGGTTAAAAAGGTGACGGTGGTTCCAAAGACTGTGCTGGTAGAGAAAGTAAACAGCCCTCCACCAGGATTAGTGCTACTCGCTGAAAAAATTCCGTAGGGTATCTTAGTATCTGTAGCGCCATAGCCCCCAAACTTTCTCCAACCTTCGTGTTGGACAGTCACACCTGCTGGCGGTAGCCATTCAGTATTTCCGTTAGCATCCTTCAGGCTTAACACTTCGCCAGGTGTGCCTGAAGCGGATGGTAGTCCTGTTCTCACATCACCTGTAGTGGAAGCAAAAAGTGTATGTATTCCAGCCCCATTGATAAACTTAATTTCTTGTGGGGTTTTAGGTGCTAGGCTATCGAAGGTCGATCCCCCGTCCTCAGAGAAAATCCAACCCGTAGCCTCTGACCTGATTATGTTTCCGTGTTTATCTACTATAATATCTGTAGGACTGGCTGAGGAAGTTCTGGGATCGCCCAAATTAAATTGATCTACTTTAAAAGAACGTCCCTTTCCTAACGCAGTATTAGAGAAGGTTAGTAAGATGAGTAAAAACGTACATAAGAATTTCATTTATAATCTCCCTTTATAATAGGATGTGTTTAATGTGATAAACGTCCATGGAACTTTCGTAATTGGCCCCAGTAAAATCATCTGAGTTGTAAGTCATCTGGCCTGTAGCTGCGTCGATGTCTAAAATTGCTCCAGCATCATTACCGTTATTACTTGTAAACTCTGCGGCCCAAACTGCTCCGATGTCGTCATACCAAACGAAAGCTTGACCATATTCAATAACAATTTGAGTATCTGTTTTTCTTCTAATGAAGTAATCAAAGCGAGCGGCCTTACTAACTACGTTGTTAAAAAGTAATCCCGCAATATTTGTAACCCCTGCTCCACCTATAGTATCGTTATCAATTGTGAAGGGTCCTTTATTAGTATGGTGAGTGAATTCATTATTATCATGAGCTGCAATTTCTTGGGCCTGACTAAAAATGAAATTAAAATTATTAGCAAGATTCACATTCGTTAATTGAATTTGAACTCTAATTTTTAACTGGCCATCAGGATCGTAGGTCAGAGGTGTTGAGCCCAGGTCTGGTTGAGCAAGAATTAATAAAAAAGGATTCGTAGCTTGATCTAACGCTTTTAAGTAAATCTCCCCTACGTCAATGGGAACGCCCCCGTTTTCACCTGGAGGAATGACTAGCTCAGCCTCCAACACATCTGTTCCGATGATAGTGAAAGTTGATATTGCAGCACTAAACCATTCTGCATTAATATCTGCTATGCCTCTAGTCTGAACTAGGGCTCCTTTAGTAGCCGATACACCAAAAGATGTTGGCCTAATTTCAAAACCCTGATTGGCTTCTGCTGCCAAGGCTTCTACGATACCCTCGTTTGTCAAAACACCAATTACAGCCATGACGTACTTCTCCTATTAAGGTTCAACTATACTTCCAGTAACTTCTTTGTCTGTAAACCCTGCTATTCCGTTAATTGGAAAAGTTCCTGGTGTTGTGCCTTGCACTTCTTTGTCAGGAAAACCTGCTACGTTTACATTAATTTCTGCGACTTGATATGAGATAACTAAAATCAGAGGGTCTAAAATGGGATAGACATAACCCTGAATAAACTTTTGTAAATTATTAATTGTTCCGAAGATGTCGCTTACTTGCGATGTGTCTAAAACAATTTCTAAAAGAAATGTGTCAGGTACGGCCTTTGGAACTTGCTCCCACCATTCTTCAATAGTGAATGAAAATCCTAAGAGGTTTAACACCATTTCTAAACCATCTCTGTGTCCTTTAAGTAAAAAGATCATGGCAGAAAAAGCTAGAATAGCATTCGGATCAATATTCTGTGATGCTGTTAATAAATTAGAAAGGTCTTCAAAACCTAATTCGAATAAAATTTCTTGGATGACCTCTATCGTAACTTGATCAGGTCCTCTAAATTTTAATCGTGTATCATCTAAATCGGTAAAGGCCTGAGTCATTAGAAAATCTAAAATCTCTGAGGCTTTTATGTTAAGCTCGTTACCTTTAAGCTTTTCAGGAAAGAATGAACTTGCGTCGATTAACTTAGCCATTAAGAAGCCACCACAGTAGTCGCTATAGTGAAGTACTCATTGAAGCCTAATTTCTTAGGATCAGCTTGAGGATCGTTAGCTTCCCAACTAATATTTCCATCAGTGACTAAATCATCTAGGGTAGTAGGAAAGACAGGTTCACTTCCAGCGGTAGTTCCTAGGAAGCCCACACACTGAAGCATTACTCCGATCATGTCCGAAGTGGTTTGATTTGTAGGAATAATTAAAGAGCCTGTTTTATAATTCGTGGCGGTAGTCCATACAGCAGGAGTTCCTACTTGAGGGAGCATCATCCACAAAATTCCACCGTCTTCAACTAGTGTGCCTTGAACTTGGGCAGGTGTTTGACCTGATAGAGGTGGCCATACTGGTTCGGTAGCTCCTGATAGATTAATAAAATCTACAGCTACATATTCAAAATTATTTGGTGTGGTAGGAACTACAATATCCCCTTCTCTGTATTGAGTAGTGGCTAGCCAATCCAATCTTAATAAGTTTTGCTGTGCTCTGGCTTCCCATACTATCTCGCCATCTGTAATGAGATCACCTTCAACTACAGGAAAAGTAGGCTCTACTCCAGCGGATAAATAAATGAATTCGTTAACTCGATAGATTCTACCGTTATCAACTGTAGGAGTTATGTAAGAGCCTTTTCTAACTTTCAGAGCTGCTGACCATGTGGCAGAAATAATTACAGGCCGAGCAATTAAAATATTTGCAGCACTTTCAATTTCGTTTTCGAGAAGGCCGAAGTTAATTAATTTTTGGAGAATATTTTCTCTAAGATTTACTTTGTCTGTGATCTCTGTAACAGGGTCACCATCTGCATTGGCTAGGGTAGCTGTGACCTGCAAGCTCAAAGGAACTCTCACGGGGTCACTGATGGTAGGAGGCTGGAGACCCATACTTCTAAAGGTGGCCAGCTCAGCTATTAGAACAGCTTTTTCTGCTGCACTAAATAGTGATAGGTCTGATCGAATATAAACTAGATCAATTACAGAGGGACTAATATCTCTGAAGTCCGTATCTAATAAAGTTGTGTCGATAAGCTGAAAGTTTTTAAGGTAATCTTCTCGGCCCCTAATCACAAACTGAGTCTCATGAAAAAGTGGGGCATTAATTTTTATCGAATCCGTATCTTCCTGAACAATAAAATTCGAAGTTACTTCAGAAGTATTCAGAGTACCAAAATCAAAAGAGACATCGGCTAGAGCAAAAGTTAAATCCCCTAACTCGATCCACTCTAAAGTAAGTGTGTCGCCTGTGTCGTATTTGGTAGTGAAGGTCGGAGTATTTAAATAGAAGACATCTACCGATCCAAAAACATTTGAGATGGCCACAAATTTTTCTTTAGTGGCATCAATCAAAGTAGAGCTTAGGGGGACTTCTGTTCCATTGAGTGAGAGGAAAATATCGCTGGATACATTCTTCTTACTGTAGCGAAAAGAATTAGGCTTAGCATTTGGAACCGTTATATCTTCAGATAGAAGGCTCCCTACTACGACATCGATATCAACAGCTATGCCCGAAGTGACTGGGGTATCGGCTAGAGCTATGATGTCCTTGTCCTGAACTGAGCCCAAAATATCTTTCTTATTAATTGTCCCTGTAAAGTTGGGAGTGACATTCAGCTTTAGTTTTGAGTTAGTCCCTCGAAAGGCTGAGTAACCTAAGTAACCTGCGATCCCAACTGCTGAAGATCGATTGGTCACGTTTCGAATATAATTTTCTCTTCGAGCAACGATGGTATTGTAAGCAAAGAAACCGCCCATACCCGCCATGATGTCGATGATGGTAGTTCCCTGAGACGAATCAAAAAAGTCCTGCCATTTTGCAGCATCAGGAAGCCCATCAATAAAGGCTCGAATATCAGTCTTAATCTGATTTCTATCTATTGAATTTGGATTAATAATAAAAGACACGTTTTATATCCTATGCTGCAAGTTGGTTAATAGTGAAACTTTTAGTATCGAAATTCTTATCTTCAAAACCTTTTAATTTAAAACCTAGAATTAATTCGAAGGAGTTATTATCTGGATCAGGAATAACATCCGTTCTAGAGGTGTCAATAATTACTCGGGGCTCGCTGTCTTCAATTGCTTCTGTAACTTCAGATAGAACTTCGAGAGAGGAGGCTTCATCCATTAGATCGAAAAGTGTATCGTCTAAGTCAACACCAAATCTAGGAAGGAAAGGGCGCTCACCTTTTCTAGTCGATAAAATATTTATGATCGATTGGTAAATAGATTCGACATCAATCAATAAAGGTTTGGTCGAAGCTGTGAATTGATTTAAGTCTGAAAATAAAGTAGCCATTTAGTTTAACTTCTCCGCAACTCTCGCAACGTCATTAACGAGTAGATTAGTACCAAGTGAGGTGTCAATTTGGATTGACTGTGGGAAGATAGCGTCAATAGTGCGGGTGAAAACGCTGCTATTGTTATCCATGAGTAAAACAGTATTCCCAACTTGTAGACCACTTATATCTCCTACTAAAGGTATTAATAAATCATCACTAGCAATATCTTGATCTGTAGCATTCGAAGAAAAAATTAATTCGTATTCATCTAACTGATCTTGAAAATCTATTGCTTGCTGATCTAGAACTTGAATAGGTATATCTTGACGTAAACTATTTCCCAGTGATCCTGAAGCTGTGTTAATTCTTTTATTAACCCAACCAAATAATTTAAAATAATTTCCAGCTCCGCTAAAGGTCCCATCAGGATTTTGGGAAAGTGTTCCTAGAGCTGCTGTTATTTCCGCGAGTCTTAAAGGGTGCTCAGTGGTTCGTGCGGTTACTTGTGCCTCGATAGTGGCTAGGAGAGTATCACCATAACGGCCTACACCTGCTCCCGTGGTCGGAGCTGCTTGCCAGGTATCGATATCATCGACTACGCCTTGAGCACTTACTTGAGCTGCTAATATTTCTGAAGCTTCTGATCCAATTGCATCGTTAGCATCTACGGCTGTTTTTTGATCAGCTACATTTGTTTCCCAGAGAGCGATCTCTGTATCGATTAGGCCAGCCCAATAATCTAAAACGGCTTGAGCATCGGGAGTTGATGTCCCTTCTCTTTCAGCATTATTAAAGCCTGGGTGAGAGTTTCTTATTCTGGCTCCAACACCTAAGCCTGTTTCTGTTCCCGCTAAAACTGTGTAGGTTAAAACTTGTGCGCCTACTGTAGGAACTCCTGCTGTACTTGTGATGTTTGCAATTAAACTAACACCAGCCTGATCGATCACAATATCTTGGCCAGCTACAAAACCACCTACTGCGGATTCTGTTGTGCCACCTGCGACCCCAATTGAAGCCGTAGTATCGATGGCCCCGTCAGAGTACCCAGTTTTTAGTTGAGCTATGTTAGCTGTAATGGGAGTCATGATAGTTAACTCTGTAATCCCACTATTGCTATCGGGCTCTCCCGTATTCGATAATAAAACTTTTGGTTGTAGAGGTAACCAGATAGGAGAATGCGGGAAGTGAACTAGATCAGCATTTCTTGGGGCACTGTCTATCAAATCCTGCTCATCATAAAGAGTTTCGCTGTCTCCGTTAAGAGGTAGTAACTCATTATTATATTGATCAATTACATTTAAGTAGTGATCGAAAAAAGTTTTGTTATTAGTTTCCGCTGCGTCGATGTCACCTTGCGAAGCTTCTACTGCGGCCTTTTGATCTATCACTCCCTGAATTAAAATAGGAAGAAGAATAATATCACTAGTTATTTTTTTAGTTTCTGGGTCTGTAAAATTAAAAGCCATTATCCACCCACCGTAACTTTAGTTGAACCGTCAACGATTGTAGATACTACTGGGATTCCAAGATTTCCTGTACCCATAGCGGAGCTTCCTATTCTTGCTACTCCAACTCCTCCACCTGCTAGCTTAACTTGAATTCCATTTACTAAAGTTTGGCCTGCACTATCTCCAACTGTGGTTTTAGTTTTACCCGCAATTGTTAATTCGGTGTCAGTGGTTAAATCTAATTTTCCAGCAGACTTAATATTTACATCGGTATCGAAAGTAACTTCGTGACCGTTCTGGTGTTTGAATTTTGTCTCACCCAAAGTTTTATTAACTGTGAATTCGTTTCCAGCTTCGTCGGCCATTCCCCAAGTGTTCGGATAGTCGGCATCAAAAAGTGGGTGGTGAGTCATTGCTGATTCCCAGGCCCCGCGATAAAAAGGAGAATAGATATCATCAAAAGGAAAAGTTATAACTAATTCTGATCCCATATTCGGTACAGAAAATTTAGATGCTGCGTTAGAACCGCCAAGGAAAGCTTCTTTGTCTGGAGACATCCATGGTAGATTAGCTGTATCCCCTGTTAAGAAGCCCTCTATGGTGCATTTCACTCTCCCCAGCTTCTTAGGGTCAGCGTTGTCAACCACCACCCCTTTAAAACGCTTAGAGAGGGAACGGGTAGGTCGAATATATTCAGAGATTTTTATCAGCATGGCCTATAGGGAAAATAGGAGAGAGGGAAATTACTGTTTGATTTGAATTTGGTTTAAAGATTCCCTAACCAACTGGATTCTCGTAGTGAGTTGTCTGGCCTGGACCGTCCTCGATACTTTTGACACGTAGTACAAACCCGAAGTGAACTCATTCGAGCCGATCTCCCCTTCCACATTATCGTCCTTGAACATTACTAAATCGAGAATATTTATATCCACAAAGCGATTTTGAAATGTAAGTTCTAATGTGACTGAACCAAGGAGAGCGAGATTAACCAAGTTATGATAATACGATTGCCAGTATTTTAAATGTGTATTCTCATTCTGCATTCCCACACCAGCAAATCTTTTTTCTAAAGAAGATCGCTTAGCGAGTTTCTGAGTCAAGGCTAAGATAGGGTCAGCCATTTCTAAAATTTCTTTGGCTGTTCCCTCTTCTAAACAATAATCGAGAAGCTCACGACCATTACCAATCCAGTTATTTAAAAAACCTGTTTCAGTTTTAAGTCTGGGCTTAGCATCGTAGCCAATATCTGTAGGAAGAAGTGGATTCTTTGTGAACTTCCAATCAAATTGATTAGCGAAGTTTCTATCTAAATCTTTTTTTACGTCTTTTAAAATAAATTTTTTGTCAGCAGTTATTCCGATAGCTGGAAATGAGTCTAATAAATCTGAGTGCATCCATAATTCATTAACAAATTTCTTGGATGAAATATTATGTCTGATCCAGTTTTGCTTATCTCTGGATTTAGAAACATTAAAGACAGGCTTGAAGAAAGGAGTAATTATATCCTCAAGAACTTCGATCCCAGATTTTTTAGTTGATACTGAGATGCCTGAGTTGGTTATATAATCTAGAGCCGAGAGCATACCCATAATACTAAAACTTGTTTCGTTTTGGTTTCCTGGTTCTGAGCTGGTCTTAATTGTATTTAAGGAAACGTCTTTAAGTTCGGCTCTACTCTTTCCCATTTGAATATTGAGATCGTTTCCCTCATTTAATAAGGGAAGAATAGAAGAGTCTGTGGTGTTGAAATTAAGCTCGTAAGTAGGGAGCACATTTCCAGCTTCCTCAATTAGAGTGAAGGATTCCAGATCAGGCTCATCTATAAAATCCTCTTTACCTTCTAGACTAAAAGAGAAGAAGAACTGGTTTTCGATTCCTATGGCCATTACGAGGCTAGCTCCTGAGTCTTTAAAGAGAAGTAAAAATCTTCTAGAGCCGATTGATCTGGGTAGTTTAGGGTATCTCCATTCACAATATCATCTACATCCAGAACGTCATTATATAAAAGGATCACCCACCAGAACTGAACATCTCCCAGAGCATTGAAAGCTATAAGATCAGGTCTTCCCTCTTCACCTTGAACCACAAAGCGCCCACCAATAGGGAGAGCTTTCAATCTAAAAAAGAAATTGGAGGTTATAGGATCGAAGTTATCTGAGAACTCCATAAACTTTGATAGCTCGAATCTAGTCGGGCTGGTGTTATCTAAATCAATAAAGAATAGTTTGTCGTTTGCCATTAGCTAGCATTCCTTATGTAGGATTCGAATTCATCGATAGAAATATTTTGATAGGGCTCAAAAGTTATAGACCCTACTGCGTATAAAGGTCTACCTGATCTTAAGTGTTGAGCTGAAAATTGAAAGTCTACTGATTTCATAACCATCTTTCTGGCCCTGAACCATTTACCTATGCTTATCGTAAAAGTTCCGCGTCCTGTTGTGGCATCGTAGCCCATAGGAGCTGAGAGTATTCCTAGCTTAGCCTCTTCAGGATAAACACCTCTCATCAAAGCCGCTACTTTTTTAGTAACATCTTCAATGCTATCATCCTTCGTGGCAATAAATGTCATAGGAACTGTGAACTGTGGTCGAGCCGATCCCTTCCAAACATTTCGGGTAAATTCTTTTATCGTGGTTGAAATACCCTTGGCACTAGCGAAGGCCTTAGCAAAATTAAAAACTTTACCAACTGCTCCCCCGCCTAGGTCTTTGTTAGTTGTATCGAAAGGAGTATCAAAATCATTAGAGCCCCCCACGGAAAATTCACCCTGGACGATACCCTGCACTCTCACTCTCGTTACATTTAAATTATTTCTACCTATTATAGTTATAACAGAATTAGTATTCAATAGGAGGCTATTAATATTAAAGGTCATCTTTCTTCCTATTCAAAAGTTAGGGAATTCATAGACATTAAACTGAAGTCGTTAAGACTTGTTTTAGACTCCACTGGAGGAAGAGTAATCTGAGGAGCAGGCGCTTGTATGATAATAGGTTCTGCTGGAGTTTGATTTTGTTCAGATTGTCTTTCTTCAAATCTTAGTTTAGACATTCTAACAGTTTCGTTAGTATCTACGCGAACTGGTTCACTGATTGGTTGGGCCCTTACGATAGAGGGAGGAGGAGCTACATCGGGAGAGGCTGACTCAACTTCTACTTTGTCGTCTCCAGAAAAGAAACCTCGAATAGAATCACCAATACTACCACCAATTTCTTTTACACTATCTGGTAGGAGGTCGAGTGGATTTAAGTCAGCTAAACTTCTCAAGCCATTAGTAATCTTTCCGAATAGTCCCTCACCAGAAAAAATATCCCCGAAAGTCTCTTTAAAAAATGTAATACCCTTATCAATAGTAGAAAAAACAGACTCGGGACCAACCAATCCAAAAGTTATTCCTGAGATGAATGAGGATATAGCTGCCTGTACTTTATCACCTAGAGTTAGAAGCTCTTCACTCTTTCCTGATATTTCACTAGCATTAAAGAAGCCTCGAACAGCATCGAATAGACCAATCACACCTGAGATAACCAAACCTACGCCTGGAATAAACTTGGCGAATTTAGTGGCCCTAGCTGCAAACTTTCCTAGGAAGGCGAACTTGGAAAAAAACTTTCCGAACCCTGCTGATATTTTTCCAAAGAATTTACTCTTACCTATGACCTTAGAAAATATTCTACTAGCTCCAGCAAAAATAGAACCGAAGAAACCTGAAGTAGATTCCTCAGCCTCACCTTCATCTGGTTCAGGGGTAACGCCTGGGAGACCCGAAGCCACATTCTCTGCTGTGTCTTCACCTGAAAGGCTGTCGGCTATGTCCTCAAGTAAATCTTCTTGTTTAGAATTATCTGCTGGTGTTGGAGAGATATTCTTGAGAGCTAAAATACTCTCATTCAGATTCTCAATAGCTGAACCTGTATCTAAAAGAAGGTCGTTATTTGTTTCAAGTGCTTCTAATTGATCCTGTGATACCGAGAGATTATCTATAGAGGAGGTTAGAAGCTGCTCATTAAATTGCCCCGACTCATCTTTAAAATCAGTTATATTTGATGTCATCCCAAGTATAGACTCAGATATTCTGCCCATCTGAGGATCAGACTCATCTCTAACAGGTTGACCCCGCTCAGTAAAATCTTTTTCAGCCAATTAAAATCTCCCGTTTTTATTTCCCTTGCCCTTAGTGGTGCTGGGTTTGAGATAGTCTTGAAGGTTAGTGTGAAGCTCCCTCACTCTCATGTATTCCATCCTCTCCAGATGAGGTGGAGATATCGACATCTCCCTTGCCAAAATAAACTCTAGTTGATTTAGATTTTTTTCCTTTACGAAACGGCATTATTAGGCCTTGCCTCCGCTCCAAGGCCAGATGCATTTTCTTATCACAACCTTTCCACTTGCAAGTAGACTCGATAGGCTTGAGTCCATGGTCTAGTACCTTTTCAACTTCGTCCATAATTTCTGTGTCTTCATAATCTACAGAGTTATTTAAATACTCGAAGAACTTTTTAAACTCTACGTTACTACAAAGAGTAGCTGACATCGCGGTAGGATCATGGTGAAGGTTATTATCAAATAGTGCAAAATAACCTCCGACAGTTAAAGGCATAAACTCATACTTATTACCATCGGACAAATCTGCCATAGCAGGGAGAGAGTCAGCTTGGATGTCACTGAACTCCATATCGTCTTTAGTAAACTTGCCGTAAGTCTTCTTCTTACATTTTGCACAAGTGTAGTTCACTCTAAATTGAATATCATTAAAGGTGGATAATTTTCGCATGAGTCCCAGATAAATAAGATCGCTCATAGTGAGGTCTTCTTTTGGGAAGTTCGTTTGGATACCTTTCAATACAAATTCCATACTAGACTTCTCATCCATTCTGGAGGTGGCTATTAAACGTAACTCTCCGAATGTGTAGGGCCTGTACTGGATTCTAGCATTGTCTGGGTAGGGGATTGATTTTGAGGGTAACTTCTTAACCTTAATGGTAAGTTGGGGTAGCGTATTATTAACTTCCTCAAAATTACCAGAGGAAGATTTTTTTGGGTGTGTCATCTCTTCTCCTAGATAAACCTACTAATAAATTTCTGAGCTATACCTTTGATACTCTCAGACGCAGAATCACTTGCTTCGAATGGAACTCTCTCTTCCACTATCACAAACGAAACTGTATAAATTTGGGCTCCTGATTCTGAGCTTCCACTAAATTCTAAAACACCCTCAGGATAAACAGCGTAAGTATTTACGATCTGTCTACTATTAAAATTAGAAGGTGGAAAAATACTAGGGAACCTACTCGATTTTAATTTAGTTACTTGCACCTGTCTTACAGGCTTAACATTTCCTTGGCCGCTAACTCTGGGATGGTCATCGTTAATAGCTGAAATATATTTTCCATTATTTAATAAATCAATCCTTATCCAATTTTTAATCCAATTAAAAATAGTTAAGTTCTCATCATCGATGAAAGTTATTCTCATCTCTCTAACTGTGGACTTCTGTGGAATCTTAAAAGAGTTATCCCCTAGATCAAAACTAAATGAATCGAGAGAGGCTTCCCCTACTTCTACATCTATGGCCGGGAAAAATTGGTCAAAAGGTGCAGGGGGATTGTCGTTACCCTCAATAAACTTCAAAGCCCACAAGTGTTTTTTGGCCCACTCAACTGAACGCAGCTTCTCTATACCAAACTCATCGAGGCCTAGGGTTGAAGCTATAATTCCGTCTAAACTTAAAAGGGCCATTAAATTCCTAATGGACCCTGAAAGCCTAAACCTCCAGGGCCCGTGAGAGAGAAGAGAGCTTCTTAAACTGAGAGTGGAATCTCAGTAAAGAAATCGTAACTTAACGTCATTGAAGGTCGCATGATGTCTGAAGAGTTACCGTCTAGTGTTCCTAGATCGTAATCTTCTAGCCAAGCACCTCGAACACTATATTGATAAATAGCTTCGTTCTGTGCGTTTAATCTCTGGATTAAAATTGTGGCTTCCACATCTGCTTTAGAAAATGATTCGCCTGATCTCGTAGCGAAAACTAATTGATGCCAACCTTGGATTAGATTAGAGACTAAGTTATCCTCAGTCTCGGTCAGAGTCACTGTGATAGCCCCTGAGTAATCCGAAATTCCTGGTTGAAAAATCTTGTGGCCTCTAATAGGGACCTCAATTTTTTGGTTTGTTTTCTTAGGTAACTCCACACTTTCACAACGCAAGTTAATTGGTTGAGAAGCGGCGACTCCAGGTATGCCCACAGCAGGGAGAGAAGCGAAAATTAAATTCCATCTCCACAGTGTAGCGTAGTCTCCTAAGGACCGTAATTCGTCTTGACTAATTCCTACCATTTCTTATCTCCTTAAACTGCGGTTTGAGCAGAGTCAAACGACACGCCTGTTGAAACAATAACCACTCTGAAAGGAATCTCTTCGATAGAGCGGGTAGGCTTAATAAATAAGTCCACAACCATTCTATTGTTATCAATGTCCTCAGCAGAGTTATTTGTGTCATCAGAAACCACTCGGAAATCTGTGACACCTCTACGCGCTTGAATTCGTTCCATGAAAGGTTCGATCTTAGCTACGGCTTCAGCTCTGGTGGCTTCATCATTTAGATCGAATAAGAAATCTTCAAGAGCTTCTAAAACAGAAGGCTCAATAACAATTAGAAGAAGTCTAATATTTAATCTATCGAGAGCAGAAGGTCGTGATGATAAAGTTTTCTGTCCCCAAATAACGATACCCTTACCTGGCTTGAATCGAATCGGATTAATTCCTGCGTTATAAAGAATAGTCATCTCGCCATTAGTGAACCTGCGCTTAACATCAAGAACATTGATCAAGCCTCTTTTGAAGCCCGCGGGAGGGAACCATAATTCGAACGAACTGGCCGTTTCTGAAATTGCAGCCGCCGCATATCCATCAGGAGCTACGAAAATTTCTCGATCATTAAAACGATCCGAAATCTTTACGTGCGGAGTATAGAGGGCTGAGTAAGATGAATTAAGGTTAAGAGTAGTCTTTCTATAATTCACAATGTCTGTGATGTAGGTCGCAGTATTCTCATCTGCAAATCTACTAGATAGTAAGGCCACTGAATCTTGACGACCCTGACAGATAGCATCTAGAGCCTGTTGATAAGCGGCTGTAGTAAATCCACCATCCATAAGTAAGGTGACAAGAATTTTATCTTTGTTTGAAAAAGCTAATTGAGCATTACTAACCATTTCAGTATCAGTTACCGCGATACCATCAGAACCACCGGCCATAAATAAGATCGTAGCTTGATCTTTCGGAGTAATAGTTTCTGCGATAGCTGGATTACTGATACCTCTTACATAATTAGAAGCTTGTAAAACATCGTCTACAAAAATGTTTCTACCGAAGCCATCTTTTTTCCCAACGATCCGCGAACAAACAAAAGTTTCAATCGGATTCTGTTGATTATCACTTCTGAAAACCTCAAGAAGGAAGGAATCAACTTCAGGAACCTTGTCAGGATCGGTAGCATTGTTAGTTAATTTAAAACCAACTAAATCTCCGTAAGCCCCTTGAGAGTTCGCGTGGATCAGTAAAGCCTCATCAACTAAATCAACAGCAGCGGCACCAGTCACAGTGACTACATGGGCCGTACTTGTACCACTTCCAGAAGCAGCCGTAGCGACTCCAGCAACAGCATTAGTAGTGGTCACAGTGTCAGTGGCTACAGTGGCTCCAAACTCAGCCTGAGCGTCTATGACAGCCTGTAATTTAGCGGCTACCTGAATAGCTGTGTCAGCGGCTAAGATATCTACTTGATGCGCTGTACCACCGAGGACAGGATCAACTTGAGAATTGGCACCGTCTGTGACGTTATACCAAAAATCGTGCTGAGCATTTGCGCCATCCCAAAGCCTGTCGGCCTTAGCAGCTCCAACTACATCAAAGAAAGAACCGATCTGGGTTACCTGTGATGTGACGACCTGAGCGACAGCGGCAACGTCTTCATTGGAATCGAAAACGTAGGCACTAGGATCAGCCATCATCTGGTTAGATGGAAGAGCTTGGTTAGGGGTCGAGGCCGCTAAAGTTTTAACTGAAGCACCTGAGTAGAAAGCATCTTTGATTGCTCGCTGGACCCAAAGTTTATCCGACTTTTCTAAAAACGCTAGAGCTGAGAAGTGACCTAAATCAAATCCAACTTTAACCGTTTCATCGGGGGTGAAGACACTCAAAAACTGAGCATCGTTAGTTACTAATTGAGGGCCTTCAGTTAGGCCTTTCTTAGTAGGTACTACGATCCCACCAGATACACCAGGAAAACTGGGAACCCTAGTGGATAGATCGATCTCTTGTAAATTTACTGAAGCAGCTCCAGCCATATCCTATCTCCTGTTATTAAGCTTTAACTAAGATTACGCCTTTAGGCAGTTTTCCAACTTTATCCATATCGGCCACCAACTCTTTTCCTCTGGGGGAAAGTCTGATGATTTTTGTCTCATGGTAGATAACTTCATCTGGATAGTTATTCCTAGAAATCAATCTCCCTGGTTTCTTCAGTTTCACTGGAGCTGAAGTTTCCCCTGTACCTTGGAGATATTCTTGACCCTTGGCTCCTGACTTGGTTCCAATAAGTTTTCCGTTCTCCATTAAACCTACTTTTATATCTTTCTTCCCCACAACTCCTCCTAATTAGGTGATGGTATTCGTTGCTAATACTTCTGTTAAAAAGGTTTCGATTTTTGTTTGTATGGATAGAATGTGTTTTGATCTGCCTTTAAACACATAATAAAAACCTCGGATCGTAAGAACACCTGTAACTGTTTTGTAAAAGCTGTCCTGATTTTCAAATCTTTTATCTTCCAAAGGTTCGTCTGTATTGATTGCATATTTCTGTTCGCCTAATTCACCAGGCAAATCTATTATTAATTCTTTGTTTCCGCTAATACCTTCTTCAGTCAAATAAGCAATTTCAAACTGTTCGATGGCATGTACATCTTTTGCAATATAAAGAAAGTTGATATCGATCTCACCT